CTCATGGTGATTTCCTTTTTTGTGGTTTGCTTGCTTCGGTGAGTTAATATTAACACAAGTGGGGGAGGTTGCAAGGGGAGTAATGAAATAAAATTTACCAGTACCAAATCTGCCCGCGTCAGGTCGAGTACCTTAGTACCTCTCCCTAAGGAGAGAGGTACTAGGTAGTACGACACTAACTTTTCGCCCCCAAGTACCAAATGGTATTGGGTACTAAAAAGCCAAGAACCGCACAACCATGCGGTCTGTAGCTAGTACCTTTTTAAAAAGGTACTGAGAAAGTACTAACCGGTACGAGTCTGGTTGTTTTTTGTACAATTTCGACCGAAACCGCACAACCATGCGGGTTTGCAGCCGTACCTTTTGAAAAGGTACTGGGGCCATTTTTAAACACCTTTTTTAAGCAGCAAAGTGCCGCTGTCAATGGGATCAATAATGGAAAATCCGCCGTCAATTTCTTCAGCATATGCACTTTTTATAAGCCTACTTGCCAGCTTTCCTGCGGACGTTTTTACCTGCTGATTGGCGTAACTTTCCTTGCACCCTGTCTCATGTAAAAGATACCTTTTGAATGCCGCCCGACTAATATAAGGCGCTCCATTTTCCACCTCGGAACCTGACCACCACCACGCTTTTTCCAAAATACGGCGGTCTTCGTGCGCTTTTTTATCGACTACAATCTTCTCCGATTTCTCGGCCTGTATCAAAACGGCGCTTGTTACCGGGTCCCCGTCTTCGTCAATCCAAGGCAATTGGTGTTGCTCCAACTCGAACATCATAGGGGCGATAATCTCGCTGTCTTTAGCTTTGCGCTGGACAAACTCGATAGGGCTGGACTCGCTGCCAGGCACCACGGAAAACTCCAGATCAAGCGCGCCCTTCCATGCAGAAGATCCACGTGCCCGGTGCTGCGCTTCGTCACTGACGCCCGTGTGGTGTATCAGGATGACGGAGCACTCAAACTCATGCATTAGGTTGCCGCAGGCATCAATCATTGTTTTGGCGTCTTGTGCGCTGTTCTCGTCGCCGCTCAGGAACCTGTGCAGGGTGTCCACAACAATAGATGCAGGTTTGTTTGGCAGCGCCTGAATGGCGGCGGCTACGCGCCGGTATCCCTCCATTGTATTTAGGTCTGAGCCTGACTTGCTGATCCACATATCCAGCTTGTCGGCTTTGTTGTGGCGCTTCCACGCTGCAATTCGCGCCCTCATGCCGTGATGACCCTCGCCTGCCAGGTAAACAACGGGGCCGGGGTGTATTTTGTGGCCACACCAATCGGCTTTGCCGGCTGCAACGTGGCACATTTGGTCAATAATCAGAAAAGACTTGCCTCCACCTGATGGGCCGTGAATCATCATTAAAGCCTCACGCTGCACCACCTTTTTGATTAGCCACCGTATCGGCTTTGGCTGGCTGCAAAAATCATCGGCGGCTATCAGGTAATCATCTTGCGGGGGGAATATCAGTGCGGATAGATCATGGCCTGCCAAGTGGTAATCGCTGGCATCCATGCCGTCAATCGGAGGCATTAAAAATCTGGCGCTGGTGCCTTGTGCGGCTAACTTTCCAAACTTTTCACCCGTTCCAGACTCGTCATTGTCTGCAAAAATGACCAAACTGGCATTTAAAGTTTTGGCGTATACAGCAGCAGCGGGCATATTCCCGGCGCTAAAGCTGCAAAGCGCAGGCTGCCCCGTTTCCTGGTGGATAGAACAGGCGTCTGCGTATCCTTCACAGACAACAATCGTTCCGTGTGATGGGTCGCCTACAATGTAATAGGCTCCAGCTACAGCGCCAGACCCTAGAAACTTTTTTCCTCCGTTGGCGTCAATAAACTGAAGGCTGGCTATGTCACTACCAATATACATTGGAACGATTAAGCGACCGTCACCCGTTACCCTGACGCCGTGCGGCTCTATCTCTTTGGCCTTCAGGTAGGCGTGTTCGCTGTCGGCTTCTGTAGCCCCGTCCCATATTGTTTGTGCTGTATCTGCGGCGCTACCCTGGCGCAACTCTCTGGCCTGTTCAGCGGCCTTTCTGGATTCCTGCATTCTCCGCTTGTGCGCCATTTCCTCGGCTACGGATAACTCACGACCAAGGTCTGCCCGCCACACCTGGTTGATGTCATCGCGCCAGTTTCCAAACCGTCCAGCTGGAACGCTGCCCGAATAGGCCACATACCAACCCGCGTCATCCTTCTTTTTACCCGTTGGATTAAAGCGCCGGATCTTGCCGTCCATCAATATCTCTTCCGGTGCAATCATCCCGGCGGCGGCTATGGCATCCCTTAGTTGAACCTCTGGCGCGTCTGTGTGTTTTAGTCTTGGCGGCTGGAACCCGTCGGGGAACAGATTAGTGATGTCTGCCATTACTTAGACTCCAGGTGCTCTGTGATTGCCTTCATTGTGTTGTAGGTAGGGTTTACCGGCTTCCCGTTGGCAATGTCTCTAATGGTGTTATAGGCCACGTCGGTTTCACGCGAGACGGCAAACAGGTTTTTACCTTGAAGGGCTTTGCGTAATTTTTCTAGGGTCAGCATTTTTATTCCTTTTGGGTAAATAGTTGCAATGAATTGTAGACATTAAAAAGGCCAAGGTCTATAGTTGTTTTGTCGCCGGCAACCTGCATACCGCAAACCGCTGGCCAAAGACAGGAACACAGATTATGGCGATTACACTTAGCAGCACGAAAGGGCTGCACAGTAACGGCGTTAAAATGTTGGTATACGGCCAAGCCGGTGCTGGCAAAACCTCGCTAATCCCTACCCTGCCTAATCCGGTAGTGTTGAGCGCAGAAGGTGGCCTTCTATCAATTGCCGATGCCGACGTGTCGTTCATTGAGATAAAGGATATTGACACCCTTTATGAGGCGTATCAGTGGGCAACACAAAGTTCAGAGGCAAGCCACTTTGAAAGCATCTGCCTTGATTCTATCAGCGAAATTGCAGAGGTAGTATTAAGCGCCGAAAAGAAAAATACAAAAGACCCGCGCCAGGCTTACGGGGCACTGATTGATGTCATGGGCGATTTAATCAGGGCGTTCCGTGACATTGAGGGAAAGCACGTCTACATGACGGCCAAGGTTGAGAAGACGCAAGACGAACAAAACCGGATCTTGTACGGCCCGGCCATGCCAGGCGCTCGACTGGCGCAACAGATTGGGTATTTCTTCGATGAAGTTTTTGCCCTTCGGGTAGAGAAAGGCGAAGACGGCAAGAACGTCCGGGCCTTGCAGTGTGACACTGACGGACTGTGGAGTGCTAAAGACCGATCAGGAAAGCTAGAGGCTTGGGAGTTACCAGACCTTGGCGACATCATTAAGAAGATTGGGGGCGAGTCGTGAGCATATACAGCGACTGGCTAAAGGCCAAAGAAACAGAGCGCCAAGCCGCTGAGGCTCGCCGTCATATCGAAGATGAGCTTATAAAGTCATTTACAGTTGACCAGAACAAAGACGGATCGAACACATACACGCCAGAAGGCTACAAGGTAAAAGTAACAACAAGGCTTAGCCGGAAGGTTGACGCTGATCAGCTGATTGACTTGGCGACGAATGCCGGCATTGACAACGAACACTTGCAAGCGCTGTTCCGGTGGAAGCCGGAAATCAATCTACGGGCATGGCAATCAGCCAGCCCTGAAATCACCAAGCATCTCGATGCCGCGATCACCACCAAACCCGGTCGCCCATCATTTCAAATCACTGAGGATAAATAACATGGCATTTTTAAACGAGACTTTTAATACCGCAGAACTTCCAGAAGAGCAAGGCGGCTTTGATCCTATCCCAGCCGGTGATTACCATTTGGTGGTTTCTGAGTCTGAACTGAAGGATACCAAGTCCGGCACCGGTCAATATATTTGGCTGAAGATGAGCGTAGTCGGACCAACGCACCAAGGCCGGATCTTGTTTGCAAACTTGAATATTCGCAACCCTAACCCCAAGGCTGAGGACATTGGCCGTCAGCAACTTGGCTCAGTGCTTCGGGCTATCGGCGTAGCCAGCCTGACTGATACGGATCAGCTTATCGGGGGCAACATGACATGCAAGGTCACGGTTAAGAATGACCCTACCTATGGGCCGGGTAATGAAGTGAAATCATTTAAAGCCGTATCTGGCTCACCTGTACCTGCTCCGGCTGGCCAAGCTGCCCCTGCCCAGGCTCAGGGTGCAACGCCACCTTGGATGAAGAAGTAACATTATGGGGCGGGCTTCCGCCCCTGTTTTTTATTTACGGGGTGATTTATGGATAAGAAAGTAAAGGCAATCGAGACTAGGTACAAGGGCTACCGGTTTAGAAGCAGGTTAGAGGCTCGGTTTGCAATTCTTTTTGACCACATGGGGCTTTCATGGGATTACGAGCCTGAAGGTTTTGAGCTTCCTGAGTGCGGAAGATACCTTCCTGACTTTTTTGTAAAATATCCAGAGGATAGTAGTCAAGCAAAAAAATGGCCCGGAGCTGGATATTGGATAGAGGTAAAAGGGGGGCTTCCGACAAAGAAAGAAACTCTAAAGTGCCTAGAGCTTCAAAAAGAAACCGGCCACAATGTATGGTTTTTTTACAACGGGATCGGTCACGATTCTAGGGCATGTGAAGCAGCTACATACTATCGCGAAGAGATACTAAAGGAAGGCGCTGCCGGTGACTTTAAAGGGCTTATTAACGGAGTTGTTGACCTTATGGAGAGCGGGAAACGACTGATCAGGTCTAAAGATGCCGGCGAGCTTTGTTTTGCAGCGCCTATTTTTATGGTTACAGAGGTTGATGATATTGATTGCTTTTACTCTGCCTTGGGACTAGCCCGCTCTGCCCGCTTCGAGCATGGAGAAACCCCATGACAAAAATCCCCGAACCCATCAACACCCTTGCCGCCCTAATCGACAAGGCCCACGAATCAAAGCCAGACCTGCCACGCCCCCACATGGGCGCAAGCATGATAGGGCATCCGTGCCGGCGCAAGCTGTGGCTGTCATTCCGATGGGCAGTCGTTGAGAAATTTCCAGGGCGCATCCTTCGGCTGTTCCGGCGAGGCCACCATGAGGAAGAATGGATTGTCTCAGACCTCCGAGCCGCAGGCGTTGAGATTCTGGAAAAAGACCCAGATACCGGCAGGCAATGGCTTATCAAAGATGGTCACTTTGGCGGGTCATTGGATGGAGTGGCATTGTCTGGAATACCGGAAGCGCCCAATAAGCCGCACGTTCTTGAGGCAAAGACGCATAGCCTAAAGTCATTTAAAGACATGGTTAAAAAAGGCGTAAAGGAATCAAAGCCGATTCATTGGGCGCAAATGCAAATCTACATGGCCGGCCTTGATATAGACCGAGCGCTATATTATGCAGTATGTAAGGACACGGATGAAATATACACCGAACGGGTAGAGCTAAAAAAGACAGAAGCCAAAGAGCTAAACGAAAAGGCCCAGTCAATAATCGCCAGCGACCGGATGCCGGAGCCATTGAGTGCTGACCCGTCGTGGTTTGAATGTAAGTTTTGCAATATGCACGACTTCTGCCACTCAAGTCACACGACTGAGCAAGTCAACTGTCGCACCTGCGCCCACTCTACCGCAAAAAGGGACGGCACCTGGCACTGTGGCCGCTGGAATAGTGAGATACCCGCCGTTGAGTTTCAGCGGGCCGGCTGTGAGGATCACGTTATGCATCCGGATTTGGTGCCGTGGATACTGACCGGAGGGGATGGAATATCTGCCAACTATAGCCACAACGGAAAAGAATTTAAAAACGGCGCGGGTGGATTTAAGTCAAGGGAATTGCTGGCCAATTTCGACGGGTGTATTGATCAGAATGTACAGGCTATCCGCCAGAAATTTGACGGGGAAATAAAATGCTAAGGCAATACCAACAAAGGGCAATTGACCAGCTTTATGAGTGGTTCAATTCGCACCCTATAGGAAATCCGTGTCTGGTATTGCCCACTGGCTCAGGCAAATCTCACATTGTTGCGGCCCTTTGCAAAGATGCCGTTAAAAGCTGGCCAGGCACAAAGGTCTTGATGATGAGCCACGTTGCTGAGCTGATCGAACAGAACGCCGGGAAGATGTTGCAGCACTGGCCAAACGCGCCGCTTGGTATTTACTCGGCAGGGCTTGGCCGGCGCGATCTTGGCGAGGCCATTACCTTTGGCAGCATTCAATCACTGAGGCAGAAGGGCGAACTGATAGGGCATATTGATCTGGTCATAGTGGATGAGTGTCACCTCATTAGCCACAAGGACGAGGGAGGCTATAGGGAGCTTCTTTCTGCACTGAAAGAGATAAACCCTCACCTTCGGTTGATAGGCTTAACCGCAAGCCCGTGGAGGCTAGGGCACGGCGCAATTAATGAAGGTGAAAGCGCACTATTCAGTAGCATAATAGAGCCGGTAACGATTGAAGAGCTGATATTTAAAGGCTATCTTGCCCCGCTTCGATCAAAGTTTACCGATCACTGCCTTGACGTGAGCGCCGTGGCAAAGCGAGGCGGTGAGTTTATACCGGGCCAACTGGCAAAGGCGGTTGATAGTGATGATGACGTAAACAAGATTGTCAGTGAGACGCTAACAAGGGCAAGTCACTGCCGGTCAATATTGGTCTTTGGAACGGGCGTTGCTCACTCCGATCATTTAGCGCAAGCGTTCTCGGACGCAGGATTGTCAGCAGCTTGCATTACCGGAAAGACATCAAAGGGTGAAAGGGCTGATCTAATCCGCCAGTTTAAGGCCGGCGAATTGCGGGTGCTGACAAACGCCGAAGTGTTAACGGCCGGTTTTGACGCGCCAAACACGGATTGCCTTGTTAT